TCTAATAAAAACGATTCTTCACTTAATCCAATAGTAAGAGAAGCTTGGCTTAAAACAAAGGCTGATTTAGAAAAAGAAGGTTGGAAACCAGCGATAGTTACGGCATTTAGGTCATTGACTGAACAAGGAAAGAAAAAAGCACAAGGTAGATCGATGGTATCATTTGGTAATCACGGAGCAATGACTGAAACTGGAGAAAGAGCATCCCAAGCACTAGATGTTATTGACACTAGATATTCATATGGAAACTCTCCATCTTCAATATCAGCAATTGGCAAATCAGCGACCAAGGACAAAGCTTTCTTATTTTGGGGAGCAATGGGGAGAATAGCAAAATCACATGGTTTTACATGGGGAGGAAATTATAATCATAAAGGCAACCAATATAAGTTCGATGGAAAACCAGGACCACCAAACCAAATGGGATGGGATCCAGGCCATATAGAAATGTTTGGTGCACACGGAACTCCATCAGCCAAAGATAATCTAAAAGCTGCATCAACAGCACTAGGAAGAACAATAACATCTAAAGGACAGAACGTAATATAATGCCAGATTTTAACAAATATCCAATGTTATCCCAACATCTTGCAAAGCATGCAGAGTTAGGAGGTGAAAATATATCAAACACCGAAGCTTCACCAATACCAGAACCCTATTTTCCAACTCCAACTGAAAAACAATATAAGAAAGGATATTTTCCCAGATTCTTTGTTGTACATTATGAGGGCACTGTTACTGAGGTTTCTAAAAAATTCATAAAGGATAAACAAGCAAAGCTACCAGCAATATATTTAACATATTCAATAAAATGGTATATATCAAACACATCAACCGATACGGTTCCATTGGGAGTAAAATTACCAACAGCAGAATATAGGAATGCATTTACAGTTAAGAGTATACCATCCCCACCACTATATAATTATTTGAGTAAGAATTGGGAAGAATTTTTGCTATAATTTTTTAGTGTCAACTATTTTTGTTATATTATATATGTGAATAAGATTATAGAAAAACAAATAGAATACTATCTACAAAATAATACAGTGTTAGACTTAGATGCACTGTATACGCCAGCACACAATTTCTTTATTAGAAAATATTGGAATAGAGATGATATAGACGATATAATTCCAGCATGTAAGCATAGAGAATTTTCATCTAAATTAGATTCAATAGAATCCAAAAATGTTGAAAATGGTAAGCAGGCTAGGTATAAAACTTTAATAGTAAATACTTTTAATGCAATCGAGACAACCGGATTATACACCCAGGATGGATATGAGTATACAAAGTATAATTTGTTCACCAAAACAGGTCGGCCATCAAATAGTAATAATGGAGTAAACTATGCTGCACTAAATAAAGAAGATGGTACAAGACAAAAATATACTAGCAGATTTGATAAAGGAATATTGGCAGAATTTGACTATGATGCATACCATCTTCGGTTAATATCAAACTTGATAGATTATGAACAACCAGAAGAAAGTTTTCACAAGTATTTAGGAAAGATATATTTTGGAAAGGACAAATTATCTCCAGAAGAGTATGGAGAATCTAAAAAAATAACATTCAGAATATTGTATGGTGGTGTACCTGATGAATTTAAGAGTATAGATTATTTTAGTAAAATAAACAAGTATATTTTTGATTTATGGGATATTTATAATAGTAAAGGTTATATTGAAACACCAATTCTACATAGACGGTTCTACAAAAAGAATTTTAGTGACATGAACCCGCAGAAACTGTTTAACTATATGATACAAGCATATGAAACCGAATCAAATTGTGAAATTTTACAAGGTGTGTTATCGTATTTAGATGGAAAGTTTAGCAAGATGGTTCTGTATGTGTATGATGCATTTGTATTTGATATATCCCCAGATGACGGAAAGGAAGTATTAACTAAAATTAAGGACCTTATGAAATATCCAACATCGCTCAAAATAGGCAGAGACTATCACAATATGAAGCCTTTGAGTGTATAATTTGATATTTATACAAAGGAGATTATTATATGAATATAAATGCGTTGGTCAAAGATTGGGCTTGGAGAGTAAATGATGGAATGCCAGATCCCAAAAACCGAAATCATCTTGAAATTTTAGAGGCTACACTAAAAGCACACAAGTATTCTGAAAAATTCATATCAGAATATATTGACAGTATACGCAATCCAACAGGACCTAGTGATTTTCAACAATTATGTGTAGAAGTTGGTAAAATAATAGGTGAAACTGATATATTATCAGAAGCTTCAATATATAAAGACAAATATCCTATTGGAACTGAAATAGCATTGAACACAAAGGGTAAAGCTTGGTTCTCAAAAAAATTCTCATCGTCTCCAGAAAAATTAAAAAAGGTTGCAGCCCAAGATGTACCAGATGAAAACTCTGCAATAAAGGGTTCTGGGTCAACAACAGTTTACCTATCAGACGGCAAAAAAACATACAAAATAACCGGTACTCCAAGCGGAATTGGAGCAATGTTTGTTTTAATTGGTTCAACAACAGGAATTAGTTGGGGAGAAAAAACATTAGAATCTGCTGCATTGGCCGGATTGAGTTTCAATCCTCAACCACATTTAGATGGACTTAAAGGTGGAGATGAAACAATAGCTGCTGAATCTAGAAAAAATGCAATATCAGATTTATCAAGTGCACTATCAAATGGTGAAATGCGAGGAGGAGCAGATATTAAGTCAAAATTAAAAACATGCTCTATTCCAGATTTGATTTTAACATTAGAACTTGCAAATGGTACACACATGTTTGCAAAAGCTATGGGATGTTCTGGATGGAATTTCATACATTCGAAAATAGAGTCATTTTACACTGCACACGACTCAAATCCAAAACTAAAACTTGGAGGAAGCAAAGTTCCAACACCAGACTGCATTATTGTGCAGGGCAGTGTATCTACACTAATTAAAAATATTGCAACAGATGGAGTAAAGTTTTCATCTAATGGGAAATGCACAACTGATTCTGGAGATGTATTCTACCAAGTCAGCAATAAAAAATCAGATTCAGGCTCACAATTGGGAAGAATAACAGGTTTGGTAAAACAAATATATGGCTTGCCATCAAATAGTGATGCAATAAACATGATTGTAGAAGAAAAGGTCTTCAAATATGAAAATTATTCATTTTTATTGCATGAAGGATTAAAAGATTATTTCAAAAAAGGTTTGACATATTTGAAAGACAAATTCGTATCAACAATGAATATGATAAAAAATAAATTATCTAGCTTGGGAAATACTATAGCATCAACAGTAACCTCTTACAATGGAAATACGAAACCAGTTGACAAACTAATAAAAAAATTAGGATCAGGCTTTGAAAAATCCCTAACAGAAGCTAAAAAACCAAAATTAAACGCTTGGAATTTCGCTAAAGCTTGTGCAAATGAATCTGCAGCAGGAAATCAAAAACGAATAAATAGATTATTTGCAGAAGTAATGTCAGAATATAATAAAGCTATATCAAATGCAACTACAGCAAACAATGGAATATATGCGACTAAAAAAACATCATCTCCAAAATTATATTCCCTTACAGCTGATGCAACAGGCGCAAACGTAGTAATAAAATATATGGTTAATTATTTATCATATTCCACAATAAATGCATTGTTTGCAGGCCAATCAGGAAACATAAAAGATGCATCTCAGGTACTTGAAGACTTTGTAGAATTAGAAAAAGAAATGTATTTTGGTTCAAGTGAACTCCCAATATATAAGGTATATATGAGTGATGGAAAATCATCGGCATATTCGTACCTGTCATCAGGAAAAGAATTTAGAGAAGAAAAGAAAAGTATAATAAAAGAATTTGCAAATAGTGACGTTCCTGGTGTAGTTATAGAGTCAAACTTACAATCTGCAGGACACACAAATAATAATTTATATATTCTGCAAGATTTTACAGACGAAGGTCCAAATTATACTCAAATATCATTGCGATCAGGTGGAGAAGACAAGTTAACGTTCGGAGTTTCAGGAACAAATAAGACTAAATGGAAAACATTAGGCCCGAAGGTAAAAAAATAATGAAAACACTACTACTATGTACATTCACAAATATAAACATATTAACTAAGACAGTTGATACAATAATAGAAAAATATGATGTGCTATATAATAAGATATTTGTATTGCAAAATGTTGAAGATAACAGAGAGTTAATGTGTACATACAATATAGAGCGAAATAACTTGGAAATTTTACAAAACACTATTTCACTACATAGAAAAAAACAAACAAATTCACTATATACTATAAATGCACTGAATCTAGCAATACAAACTGCAAACAATGGAGTATTAGATAAATCTTTTCAGTTAAATTGGGAAGCATATCGCGACTGTATACTTTTAACAAATGATACAGGTATAAACAGAATAGACACAGAAATAAAAGAAATAATACATATAAAGGTGAAAAAAAATTAAAACTTTTTAACCTGGATTTTTATATATCGTATTTTTTTC